GGCAGTCCAAGGATGCGGCTCACTCGGTTATAGATGCCAAATTAGCTCAAGAGCAACTCGAAGAAATTTCTATAATGATAGATAATCGTTTCGGTTACGGAACGTGGCGGGCTATCATTGCGGAGCGTAACAAGCGGATCGCTGAAGAGAAAGAAGCGATTAAGCAAGAAAAAATTCGTATACAAAAGGAAAAAGAGGCTAGACTAGAAGACCTAAAGCTTGGCGGCATTGTAGCGGGGATTCTTTTTGTTGTATGCTTTGGTTTAGTTATTTTAACAAAAATATTTTTTACGGGTTGATCTATGGATTCTGTAAATCGAAGAAGAGCGTTACGCGATAGGAATCTAACTGAGGAAGAGTTAGCTCGGTTACGTCAAGAGGCTATGGAAAACTTAGGCACGGATGCAAAGCAGACGGCGAGTGATGTTTATCAGGGTGTCGGTAACTTTGCTTCTTTCTTAAAAGAAAATCCAAAATCAGGAGCGTTACTAGCCGGAATGTTTGCTCCGGGAGCCGCGACTGTTGAATCTGCTGGTTTATATCCAGATCCCATGAATCCAGAAATTAAGCTACCAAGTTTAGCGGCACTAGCTTTGCCTGGCGAAGAACAAAATTTACTTGATGCGGGGCTCTTGGGTCTTGGTCTTGTGGGTGATGCGGTGCAAGGAGTTACTGCTGGTATACCTGCTGTTAATGTAGCGGGTATGCTTATCGGTGGTATTTTAAAAGCACCAAGCAAGCTTGACGATATTGCTGGGCTGTATAAATCGGCTCGTGAGATAGATCCTCTGTACAATGAGTACAAAGCAGCGCAAGAAAAGATGATTGGTTTCAAGGGAAGAGATCCAACACCCGAACAATTGGAAGCAAAGGGGTTTCTAAACGATTTTAAGGAACGAGCAGATGCAGGTGAGGAAAGCTATGTATTTGCGAGAGAAACAGATAACGAAATTAAAGCTGCAGAAAATGATTTAAAAAAACAAGAACAATTAAAGTTAGAGGCTTCTCTTGATGAAATTCCTGTCGAGGCGTTACAGAAGGCAAGTGATAAGACTCTCATGATAAGAAGTGGTAGTCTCGCTGGGAAACTATCAAATCAAGAAGGGGCGTTTGTTCGTGTTGACGAATTGCCCGAGTTTAACGATCTTTTTGGTGGTGTTTTAAATACAGACGATATACTCCCTAGCTCTCTTATTAATCGAGAACAAATACCGAATATTAATGTAGGCAAAGCAGAGGGTCTTAGAGGTCGTCCGTTGGTTGACCCTGTTAATAAGGTGACAGATATTGCGGGTCCATCTAGGGCAGAGCCTGTCTTGTATTATACAAATAGTGGCAAAGCCCTTTATAACGACGGTTTAATGAACGATGTGTTTACAACGGATGGTGTTGTGGAGTCATCGTTACCAGCGTCTGAGGTAGCTACAAGACTCGTTGGAAACGGTCAAACAAAAATGTTAAAAAAATATGCGCCCATAACTAAGAATGACGCGAATCTCCACGGTTTGCTTCCTTTCTTAGAGAAAAAAGGCAACGAGCCTGTAACAATTGCTGATCTAAGAAACGTTTACGAGCAAAACAAACTAGAGATTAGTTATAGGCCCTATGAAGCGGAGACGATGCGTAACAGAAACAGGAGTAATCTTGGTCGCTATGGGCAACATTTTACACCACGCCCAGAAGATGACGTTGCTGTTCTCAATACCAGCCGTCTTGCTAATGGCGTACAGCCGATTAATTACCGTGTTGTAGATATTGAGGAAGGCTTAGTTGGTATTAATCGCGGGGGGCTGAAGGTAGATGATAGAGATGCATATCACTATTCGGGTTTACCAGAGGGCGGAAATACTTATGACCAACTAGGGCATGTTCGTTTTGCTACCATAGATGACTTAGTTCCGGTTCTTGATCAGGATATGGACACAAACAGAGTAATACAAGGAATGACAGTCCCTGTTTCTGATAACCCTGCTGTTGTTGAGGCGATTACAGGAAAAACAGGTCGCGTCATTAACGAGATACAATTTGATTATCGAGATCAAATTAATGATGAAACATCTTACTTTAAGAAAAACCAAAACATCGCTGACTTAGAGAAGAAACTATCAAACAAACAAAACGTCGCTTATGAGACTTTTTCAAATTTAAGAACAAAGTATGACGAGATGGCTTCCGAAATCAACAACAATACGGATCTAGGCGGGCTCACTTTAAATGATATTATGGCAGCCACTCTTTCAAAGGCGGTTAGGGAAAACCCTAATCGTATGTCAGAATTTGCGGATAATTACGAGGATTTTGATTTTTTAGATAAGTTAGATCTCAGCATGGATGAGATTGTGGAGTATCGTAAGGCGTATGGTTCCGATGCGTCTGTTTTTGAAAACACGCTTGAGTTTATGGAAAACGTTGCGGGTATCCGTGCTGATCTTAATGGTACTTCGTTTGACTTGGAGCTTGACGAACTTACAGAATACATGAAAGACAGAGGTTTGCTTACAAACACCTACGACGCAGAAGGGGATTTTCTCGAGACAGTTTTAAATGATAAGTTTCTAGATGGAAATGCCGTTAATCCCCTTGATGATGGCGCAGGTTATATTTTCAATTCAAAAAAAGCAATCGAGGAGTTGAGAGACGAGCCCACCTATCAAGAAGGTATTTTTTCTGCTTTTAAGGACTTGTCACCTGAAGGAAAGTCTGAGTTAGTTGAAGATCTAGCAAGAACTGTACTTGCGTCAAAACAACGACAACAAGGGAAACTTACTTTTGCAAGCGGGGTGGACGATTTAACTCCTGAGTTTGATGCCACAGTAAAAACTATTAACAACGTGGTGAACGACGTAACCAATTTAACTCTTCAAGCATCGGAACAATCAATCGAGGTTAATAATGCTTTTAGTGCTCTTGGAAACTTTAATGTTGCTAATAAAAAAACAGTTTTGTCTCCTGTTGAAAAAACTAATTACCTTAACACTGGAAAACCTTTTGCGGACGAGTATATCAAACAAGCTAACACACGCCGTATAATAGACGAGTTTCAAAAAGCTGATCAAGGTAGTGATGTTCGTAAACAAATTGCGGAAAGTGTGACCGACCCAGAACTCAAAGAGTTGTTACTTGTAACAGATTCTAGTGAAGGAAATGTTTTTGAAAAATTTGGGAAAATCAATAACTATCAACAAAGAAAAACAGAAGAACTAAACAACGCTCTTAATAAATTTGAAAAATCGGACCCTCAAAACTACCAGCTGTTCAGAGATGTTCAAAACAAAAAGAAACTAATGCCGCCTGTTTTTGATGACGAAAAAGATTATTTTAAGTTCGTTATTCACCAACAAGTAAGAGATGCTTTTTCTCGTGGCGAAACTTTTGTTTCTGTTCCTAAAGCTGAAGACATTGCTGGTAATTCTGGCAGACCTGGAGTCTATGTCGAGAACTACGAGAGAACATACACAAAGGCTGTTGATGAGGTCTTCGACGAGCTTGTCGCAGAAAACCCAGATCTCTTAGTTAAAGACGAATTGAGAATAGTGTCAGCAGACACTACGCCTGTTGAACGTCCCGCTAAGATGGAAAAAACTCCAAAACAAGAAGTAAAACATGACGGTCTAGCACAACGCGGGCTACCTGTTCCCACTCTTGTTTTGCTTGATGACACACAACAAATTAAAAGTAGCTTCCGTGCTCCGTTTAAAAAAGGTGGTTTAGTTGAACTTCGTAAAGGCATTGGCGGAATGGCTCGAAAGGTGTTATAAAAAACTATGTCAGAAACAGATATTGAAAAATTAGGTGCGCTTGTAGCGGATTCTATGGGACCGGGAGGACCGGAAGGCCAGTCTTTAGAGATTGAATCTGAAGGAACTCCTGTTGAACTTGAACAAGACTTAGAGGAAATGCTCGGTGTTGTTTTCGGTGAAGACGGTCAGGCACAGTTTGTTATGCCCGGCGAAGAAGACACAAGCATCGAGCTTGTTCACGATAGTAACTTAGCAGAAGACTTACCAGATTCTGTTCTAGACGAGCTTTCATCTAATTGTTTGCAGATGTTCGAGGACGATCAAGACTCACGAGAAGAGTGGCAGTCAGCGTTGTCTAAAGGACTTGATTTACTGGGTATTAGATACGAAGAACGCGACGCACCGTTTTCTGGTGCGAGTGGTGTAACGCACCCGTTGATTTCTGAATCGGTGACACAGTTTCAGGCACAGGCTTACAAAGAACTTTTACCTGCAAGCGGTCCTGTCCGCACAAGTATTGTTGGACTTGAGACACCAGAGACAACTGACCAAGCGAGTCGTGTAGAAAATTTTATGAACTATTATGTCATGGAGGTCATGGAAGAGTACGACCCTGACATGGATCAGATGTTATTCTACCTTCCGTTGTCTGGTTCGACATTCAAAAAGATTTATTTCGACCACATCAAGGGGCGGGCTGTTTCTAAGTTTGTTCCTGCTGAAGATGTTGTTGTTCCGTATTCTGCGACAGACCTGAGAACCGCAGAGCGCATTACGCATGTAACAAAGATGACAGAGAACGACATTCGTCGTTTGCAGGTTTCTCGTATTTACCGTGATGTAGAACTCCCAGGACCCGGCAGCTCTTACAAAAATGACGACGGCTTACAAGAGAAGCGCGATGAGTTGGACGGTATGCGCCCATCTTATTCGGATGATGTTTACACAATTCTAGAAATGCACACACATCTTGATCTCGAAGGTTTTGAGGACACGGATGAAGAGGGCGAACCAACAGGTATAAAAATTCCATACACTGTTACTATTGAGCGTGACTCTGGCAAGGTTCTGTCTATCTATCGTAACTATGAAGAAGAAGACACCGAGAAACGTGCGCTACAACATTTTGTGCATTACAAGTTCTTACCGGGTCTGGGTTTCTACGGCTTTGGTTTGATCCATATGATTGGTGGTTTGTCCTATGCGGCGACATCTATTCTGCGTCAGTTGATTGATGCGGGTACACTATCGAATCTACCTGCTGGTTTCAAAATGCGCGGTGTTCGTATTCGTAATGATGATGAGCCACTACAGCCGGGCGAGTTTAGGGACATAGACGCACCTAACGGAGACATTCGTAATGCGATTCAGACTTTGCCGTACAAGGAACCTAGCGCAACGTTGTCTCAACTTTTGGGTGTTCTGGTTGATAGCGGTCGTCGTTATGCTACTATTGCTGACAATGCCACAGGCGACATGAACAGTAACGCTCCGGTAGGCACGACAGTTGCTTTACTAGAGCGTGGCTCACGGGTAATGAGTGCGATACACAAACGTCTGCACTATGCACAACGTCAAGAGTTCAGACTTCTTACAAAGATTATTTCTGAGACTATGGAAGCATATCCGTATGCTTTGTCTGTACCACCAGAAACATTTAAACAAGACTTTGATGGTCGTGTTGATATTTTACCTGTTTCTGATCCGAACATTTTCTCTATGGCGCAACGTCATGCTTTGGCGCAGACACAGCTACAGATGGCGGCACAAAACCCTGAGATACATAATATCAGGGAAGCATATCGTCGTATGTATCAGGCCCTTGAAGTCAAGAACATTGACGCGATACTCAAGCCTGAAGAACCGCCACAACCGATGGATCCGGCGACAGAAATCTCTACCGCTTTTTCTGGTAGACCGTTCGAAGTTTTTCCAGACCAAAGCCAAGAGGCACATTTGTCTGCTTATGTGGCAGCACTAGTAAGTCCATCTGTAATGGAAAACCC